GTTTTATGTCCTAGAAATATTAAAACAACTCCAAGTATTTATATTTCAAATGAAAAAGCTAGATTATTTGGATATATTTTAACAAACGGATCATTTAATAAATTTAGAATGAAATTTAAATCTAGCAATAAAAAAATAGTGGAAGATTTCAAAACATGTATAGAAAAATTTGGGTATTCTGGAATTATTAATAAAAAAGAAAATTATTGGGAATTTCATTCTTTAAAATATATTAAAAGTGGTCTTAAAGATTTTATTACTAAAAATTTTGGAGAATATAAAAATATCATCGTTCCGGAAGAAGTATGTAAATCATCTAATGAAGTTGTTTCTAATTTTATAAATGCTATAATCTCATGTAAAGGCTGTGTTTATTTTAATGAAGAACCTCCAAGAATTCAATTAGGAATGATTAATGAAATTTTTATTCGACAATTTCAATTATTGCTATTGAGATTTGGAATTCAAAGTAAAATTAAATATACACAGCAATACGAAAGTTTTATATGGGAATTATCTATAACTGGAATTAATAATTTTAATAAATTTTTTAAAAATATTGGTAAAGTTATTGGGAAAGAAAATAAATGTGATGAAATAATAAATTATTATAACTCAAAAAAAGAAAACACAAATATAGCATTAGGACAAAAACTTAATAATTATTTTCACAAGGATATTTCTTTTGTAGATATTATAAAAATAGAAAACCTAGAACATCCTATTGAGGTTGGAGATGTTGGTGCAATAAATGGGAATAGGTTTATTGCTAATGGAATTTCTGTTCATAATTCTGTCGGATTTGGAAAATCTTTTTTCATGTCTTTGGGGCTTGTTTGGAATTTATACTTTCTTTCTTGTTTAAAAAATCCACAAAAATATTTTAAATTAAGTTCTGCTTCTAAAATTGCAATTGCTATTATTTCTATTACAGAAAAACAAGCAAAAAAGAACATGTTCTATAATGTAAAAACAATGATTTTAAATATGGATTATTTTAGAGAAAATTTTATGTTTGATGAAAATAAAGATACCGAATCTTTATTATTTGACAATGGAATTGAAATTTTTAGTGGAACATCTACACAATCTTCCAACATTGGACTAAATATTTTTTCCGGTGCATTAGACGAAGCAAATTTTTTTAGAGTAATTCAAAGATCAAAAAGAGCTAGAAATGATAATGCAGAATTTGATGAAGCACTTACACTTTATAATAGTATTCTTCGAAGACAAGATTCTCGCTTTCTGAAAAAAGGATTGAAACCAGGACAATTATATGTTGGTTCTTCAAAAGTTTATCCTAATGATTTTACAGCACAAAGAATAAAACTTGCGAAGGAAACAGAGGCATCTACAGGAAAACAAACAACATACGTAATGGATTATAATCTTTGGACAGTTGATAGAGATCGTTATGGAAAAGAAGAATTTAAAGTAGAAGTTGGTGGACTTAATAGAAGAAGTAGAATACTTGAAGGAGAAGAAACTGATATTTCGGGGGAAGTTATTAATGTTCCAATGGAATTTTTTGATAAGTTTAAAAAAGATATAGATAATGCAATTAGAGATATTGCTGGAATGGCGGTTTATTCAGTACAACCTTTCTTTGGACAACGTGAAATGGTTCATGCAATGTGGGACTCTTCTATGCAAAGAATTTTTAGTGTTGATTCCGCAACTTTGTCGGATAAATCAGAATACCAAGTTGTGGAAAAAATTCTTCCTCATAAAATTCAATTTCCAAATAGACCAAGATATATTGGAATGGATATTGGAATTAAGAACGATTCTTTTGGTTTAAGCATGGGATATATTGAAGAAATTAAGTTTAGAAAGAAACTGTTTTTTAATGAAGTTAGTCAACAAGAAGAAGAAATTATTGAAAAAGTTCCATTCATTAAATTAGAAATGCACTTAAAAATTTATCCAGAAAGAGAAATAGGAGAAATAGAATTATCCAGAGTTAGATTTTTAATATTTAAATTAAGAAAAGTTGGTTATAAAATAAAATATGCTTCTGGTGATGGATTTCAATCAAAAGACATGGAACAGATATTAAAAAGAAATGGAATACAATTTGATTATATTTCTATGGATAAAACTCTTGATCCTTATGAAACTTTTAGAAGTGCCGTTTATGATGGAAGAGTAAAAAGTATTTATCATCCTATTTTAGAAGAAGAAATTATTAGATTAGAAAAAAATTATGTTTTGAATAAAGTCGATCATCCTGTACATTTTTCAAAAGATATTGCGGATAGTGCTGGTCAAGTAGTTTACAATTGCCATATAAATATGCGATACTCAGATGATAGTATGCTTCCAATTTCTTTACATGTTCAAGAAAATTCAAAAGAAGAAACATTAGAATCTATTATAAAATCATTTGAAACTTGGACAAAAGGACCAATACTTTCTAAATTAAATCCAAATAAAAAGGACGAATAATATGTCTTTATATGAAAAAGTTAAAACTGCAATTGTAAATCTTTTTAAGTTAGCACCATCAAAAACATACGTAGATCCAGATAATATTCCAAATAATTTAAATTCTCAATTTTGGCACGATTTAATTGAAGATCAATTACGAAGAAATGTAGAAGATAAAATTAAATACGAAGATTTTGATATTATGGATGCAGAGATTCCAGAAATTTCTGTTGCTCTTGATGTTATGACAGATTTTGTTGTTTATCCAGATAATGTAAATAAGAACATTATTTTTGAAGTTCGTTCTGCAACAGATGATAAAAAAGCAAATGCAAAAATTAAAGAAATTACAGAAAGAACAAGATTTCCATACGAATTTCATAGTATGGCTAGAGAGATGTGTAAATATGGGGATAATGTAGAAGAAATTCTTTTTAATAAAACAAGAAATCTTGTAATGGGATTTAAAAATGTTCCAATAGAATCTATTATTATTAATATGAAAAATGGAATTAAACAAGATTCTGAAATGATTAAACAAATGGGAAGCGATGCTAAACCAATTGCTACTTTAGATAGCAATGAAGCTTTTCATCTTTCATTGGGAACAGATAGACGAAGAAAGTTTATTTTCGGGAAAGGTGTTTCCAAAATTGAAAAGTCTCGTTTAATTTATAGGCAATTACGGTTGATGGAAGAAGGAGTAATGATTAAACGGCTATCTACAGCAAATCAAAGTTTTGCAATTACAGTAGATACTGGAGATTTAATGGGAGAAGAAGTTTTTGCATATCTTGATAAATATCAAAAACGAATTTCTAGGCGAAAATATATAGATAATACAACTGGAAGATTGAGTTATAAAATTAATCCACTTTCAGCACTTGAAGATATTTTAATTCCAACTAGACAGGGGTCTGGTGGTGGAAATATTACAGCACTCAATAATAATGATGTTGGAAAAAATATAGAGGACCTAGAGTATTTTCAAAATAAATTAATATATTCTACAGAAGTTCCAAAACTTCTTCTTGGAAAAGACGAAGATGTAAATTCTAAATCATCTTCGGATATACAGTATATTTCTTTTTTGAGATGTATAAGAAGAATTCAAACATTATCAGAACCAGAAATTATCAGGTTTTATCAAAATGCGTTAGCATGTGAAGGAATTAAAGATGCAAAACTTAAAATGATTTGGCCCATTTTCGGAACAATTGATGAAGAACGAAAATGGAGAATAGAACAATTAAAATACGATTGTATGAAAGTTCTTTCACAAGATTTAACTCTTGTAGATGATTGGTATTGTTATAAAGTATTTTTGGGAATGACAGATGAAGAAATCGAAACTCTTACAACTAGAATGGACGATGAAGAAAAAGCAGCACAAAAAGAATTTAACGACCAGATTGCAACTGCTGATGATTTAACAAATGATCCTAGTGCTGATGCAACTTTTAATACAGACAATAAACAAAATACAGAGGTTCCTGCAAAAACTTCTGTCGCAAAAAAGAAAATTAAAAAAGAAAGAATGGAATATTTTGAAAAAAAATTAGATACAAATACATTTAAATTGTTTTCAACAATTATTTCAGCATCTGAAGTAAATGAAGATTTACGGAATGACATAATTTCACTTTCAGAATTAATCAAACTTGGTGGAATTAAATAATGTTCAAAGAATTGCTTTTACTAATAGAAAAATTTTCAAAGAACATGTTAAAGAAGAATAAAGGATCTTCTGTACAAGTAGTTGTTCCTGTTAAAGTTCAAAAAAGTATAGTTAAACAATATTCTTTTGTTAAAAATAATTATGCAAATGGTTTGATTTTAAATATGCGAGGGTTTATTTCTAATTCGATAAGTATGGATGATTATCTTGTAAGTCAAAAAAATTTAATTTCTTCCGCATTTAAAGATGCATTTTCTCTTGGAAAATCTTTTGGATTGGGAGTTTCTTCCCCATTAGATGATGCAGAACGAAGATTTATTGTATACCAAACTACAAAAGAAATGAATTTCATGAAAAATTTTGCCAATGACATTCAAAATTTTTCTGGTAAAATGCCATATACGAAAAGAATGAAAATGTATTCTGATAGTTTAAATTCGATGTTTGGGTTTGGTAGACTAGTATATTTACCAGAAGATGTAAAAATATATTGGAAGCTTGGAGTAACAGATAAACATTGTTTAGATTGTTTAATGTTTACTGCAAGAAATCCATATACAAAAAAAACTTTACCTGCATTTCCAAAATCGGGAAATTCCAGATGTCTTTCAAATTGTTTATGTAGTCTTAATTATTATTATAATAATAGTTTAACGTCTTCTGATTATGAAAATTATATTTTAAATGTAGATAATCAAAAAGAAGGAAAAGATGTTCCAAGCGAAGAGCAATATAATTTTTATATGGAATACAAAGAAGAATTTTATTATAATCGTTTAATGTACGAAATGACAAAAGATAAAAAGTATAAAGAATTATATGAAGATATTCGAAAAGATTTTAATAGATTTACAAAAAATAATAATTTGTATATTCCGGAAGGTTTTCCAGTTAGGGATATTTTATCAGAAATTAGATCATTTAAAAAAAATGTAAAATTTGAATTTATAGATATTGGAAATAGAGCAGTTGCCGGACAACTTGTTTCAGTATTTGTTGGCAATGCACAAAAATATGGAAAAGTTGTAGGATATCTTGGAGAAGATTTAATTGTAAATTTTTTGGATCAAACTCAAGTTTTAATAAATCCTTCTAAAAATGTAATTTTCAAGGAGAATTAAATGTTTGATAAAATTTTAGAAATTCTTCTTGCATCGAATAATGAAGATTTTCTTTTGGAATATATAAAAGGTGGTAAACGATATGGAGCTAAATATTTAAATCGTTTTGGATTTCCAGGAAATTATTCATATATTTATCCAAGTGGAAATTTTGCAAAATATTCCAGAAAAGTTAAATTCTTTTTTTCAAGATTTATGAAGAAATCACAAAGATTTCTTAATCAAATAAGAACAAATTATGAAGCGAAAAAATTAGATGTTAAGCCTAAAAATTGGTCAAATGCTATTATAAATGTTGTAAAACGGGACGGTAGTATTCTTCAGTTCCATGTAGATACAAAATCTCATCATATTTATTCTTATAAATCAAAGGGAGGACGTGGTGGTGCTGCGGCAAGTTTATCAACAGCAAAACGCCGAGGAATTTTGAGGTACAGATAACTATGGATGAAATAAAAGATATTTTAAAGAGTTATAATTTAACAGAAATTCAAATTGATAAATTTTTGAACTATTTTGAATATGCTAAGAAGAACGAGATAAATCATCCATACTATTATGCTATTATAAAGACGTTGATTTGACATTAAATTTAATACACGTTATCATATTTATATAGTTTGGAGGAAAAAAATGCCTAACAAATTGATCGAAATTTTATATGAAGCTACCAAGATTGATGAAAAGATTTTGGAAGGTGGTTTTAAAAAATATATTATTTCTGGAATATATACAGTTACGGATACTCCGAACTCTAACAATCGGATTTATCCTACTGATGTTATGAATGAGGCGGTTAAAAAACTACAATTAAAAGTTAAAAAAGGCACTGTTAAAATGGCATTGGATCATCCTGATTGGACTCCAAAACTTAAAGACACTGCCGCAATTGTAACGGATATTAATGAAATTGGAAAAGATAAAAAAGGATATTATACAGCACAAATTGTTGATACTGCTGTTGGAAAAGATTTAAAAGCAATTTTGGATGTTGGTGGAGTTGTTGGAGTTTCTACAAGAGGATATGGAACAACATTAGACGATCAAGAATGGCCCGGACTTTCTGGAAAATATTCAATTATTCAACCGGGATTTAAATTAGAGTCTATAGATTTTGTGGATGGCCCTTCAGTTGAAGAAACTGAAGATGATATAACTTTAGAACAAAAAGGAAAAAATAAAATGAAAACTATTGAAGAAATTATGAAAGCCTATCCTGAACTTTTTAAGGAGTTCAATGATAAAACTGAGGCAGAGAAGAAGAATTTGGTTGATAAACTTAATGAGGCAATTAAAGTTTCCAATTCTGCTACTTCAAATTTTAATAAGCTTGCAGAAATGATTAAGACTATTAAACCAGATCTTTTTGTTGTAATTACTGAATCTGAAACTATTAAGTCTAAAGACGCAGAAATTCTTACTCTTAAAAATAAGATTTCAGAACTTGAAGTTTCTATTAAAAATTCAACGAACAAGATTTCGACTTTTGAGAGCGAGAAAATAAAAAATGCGCGGGAAATGGAACTTCAGAAAATTAAAGCAGAAGATCCTGATTTCTTCAAACCCGGAATGGAATTTCTTGTTAAGAAGTTTGAAAATTGTAATACTGCTGAAGAAATTCGTGCTGTTTATACTTC